CATTTACGTTGCTATCAAGAACACTATTTATTAATATCAACTTTTCTTCCATACTTACTATAGTTGCTTGTATAATCTTGACCCGCTGTCCTTTTATATATTGCCGGAAGTCTGCTAAATCCCGCATACCGAATATACCAAGTTTGTAGTCTTTGCCTTTTATTGTTACCGAAATCCCACTTCCTGTTATGTTCTCTAATTTGTCATTTACTTTTTTATCACTCATTTTTTACTCCTTAATTATTTTTAAGTTGATTCGTAATTTAAAATACCGTCACCTTGAAAATTAATAGATTCATTAACAAGAGTATCAACTGCCGAAGTTATAGAATGGCTGTCTACAATAACCCAGCCCTCATATCGCATTGTATTTGTAACATCTATATAGAATTTGATAATCAAATGGCTACCTATCCAATCAAGCGTTTCTTCTGTTAACCAATGCTTTTCTGCACTACCAGTCCAGCCCTTTAGGCTAGCTATATATGTTCTGACACCTGCATCACAATAATCTGTCGTTTCCAATATGTCACATACGTTATCAGCACCCCAATTAAAAAACCCGCAAACCTGACCGACTAAATTAATTTCTATAGTTACCGTAGCGCTTGCACCTTCATCAGATAATAAAGAAGTAGCTACAGTTATCGCCCCTGCCTCAACCGCAACTATTGTTGTAGTTATATTATTTGATGCAGAACCAGTAATGGTAATTATATCGCCTATTGCGAAACACCCAAAAGCTTCAGCTACTGATGTTATAGTATCACCTGCACCGTCATTGTCTACAAAAGCAATATCTTCTCCAGTAACTTTTTCATATCCAATTAATTTAGTTTCTATAGTTACTTCTTCGCCGGCTAATTCTGTCGTCAAAGTCCCGGTGGCCACAGTTATCGTGCCAACCGTTGCTGCGGTAAGTGTTGCAGATATGTTATTAGAGGTTGACCCGCTAATAGTGATAATATCACCTATAGCAAAAGTTCCAAAAGCATCTGCAACAGATGTTATGGTATCATCTCCACCTCCACCATCAACAAAGGCTATATCCGTTCCGGTTACTGTTTCAAAAGGTAAGGTATTCCAATATTTATAAGTTACGTAAACGGTATCATTTCCACCATCTTCAACAACCAATGAACCTTTTACTGTGCAATAATATGCTTTTGTTATAGGATTATCACCAGCACCATCAGAAGTAACCTTGCTTACTAATACGTTAGCGTAAGCAAGAGATATTACTCCTCCAACCAAATCATGTTCTTCATTGGCAACATCTATACCTGCACCATAACAAGCGTGTACTGAACCTATTTTACCAGCTTTTTCTGTAATTTTAATCACCTCCAATCATAATCATATTTCTTTTATACTGCAGATTCTAAAGTACAAGCTCCACTTCCTTGAAAACTTATACTTGCTGTTACTATACCATCAAACGAACTTGAAACACTTATGCTAGTTACTATTGCTTCGCCGTCGTAATGTTCCGCAGCTGCAATAGTAAATACTAATGCTGCAATAACCGTACCAACAGTTATCGTATTAGCTGTATCCCAGTTAATTTCACAACTTCCAGTCCAACCAGTGCAACCAACAATATAAGTTCTAACGCCTGCGTCTGCATAATCAGTTGTTTCTAATGCATCACCTACTAAATCCAGAGACCAACTTTTGACTCCTTTTGTTAAACCATCACAAGTTATACTTCCGCCCTTTCCTGCTACTTCCATTTTAAATCACTTCCTTTCTTTTTTTATTTTTACTTACTAAAATATTCTGTCCAATATTTCCTTTTAAAATTTGTCTTCGTGTGACATTTGCTACACAAACTAATTAAGTTATTTGGATTAAGATTTTTCTTATTATAATCAATATGATGAATTGATAATTTTTTAATGTTTTCACATTCTGGCATTCCACATAATTGACATTGATAATTATCTCTTCCACGTATTAATTCTTTAAGTTCTTTATTGAAATTAAATGGATATGGTTCTTTAGAAATACCACCTTGCCAATTATAATGTTTTTCTCCTTTAGCTGCTAAACTCATTTTGTTTCGTGCTTCTTCAGAAGGATGTTTACCTAACCAATAATGAGCATTATTTTCACTTAATTTTATTTTATGTTCTTCTGTAAAATGTTTGCCTTTGCACCAAGGGATTTGTCCTTTATTGGCTTTGCTTAACTTTTCTCTTGTTTCTTTTGAAACTAAATGCCCTTTATGAATTTTACTTAATTTCTTTTTTGTTTCTTCACTTAAAGAACCTGTTTTTAATCCTTTATTCCAAGGTATATCACCTTTTTTCCATTCAGCTTTTATACATAAATGAATTCCTTTTTTCCCTGTATTCCAAGGCATGTGCCCTTCTTTAAAAGTTCCACTAAAACTATTTTTATAATGTTTTTTATATTCTTCTCCAGTTAAACCTTTATTCCAAGCTATACGGGTTTTTATCATTTTTGAATCTCCAATCTGTATTGAATGTCCATTTTCCAAATCGAATTTTCTTTTGTTAAAATATTAAATTCTCTTTTTAAATATATAAAGTTATAGCCATCTACCGTCAGAACTTTCCAATCATAACAAGTTTTTAATTTTTCAAATATGCTTAGTATATCCACTGAACTGCTATCGCTACTGTAGATAGAAAACTGTATCAAGAAATTTTCCATGTCTTCTGTATACGTCCAGTCTGGAACATTGCTAATCTCAAAATATACGATATATGGCAATATTGCCGTTTGTATAGCTTCGGTAAAATACATTCCCGTTATAGCTGCTTTAAGTGATGCATTGCTAAGATATTTATTATACAATCCTGTAAATAATACTTGCATATAATCTCCTTATATAATCTTCTTAAATAATGCTAATATCTTCTTTTCGTTCTTATGTAAAGCCGGTCGCAAATAGGGATATGGTTTTTGATTAAATTTCCTGCCTAACGAATCAACACCTACAAATCCTAATTCAATACGCCTTGCATATTCAACATTGCTGCCTACTCTACCAGTAAGCCCTTCAATTTCATGTGTGATAGAACTTCTTAACCTTCCTGTATCTACATGAGGGGTCTGTAAAATTTTAGCGTCCCCTTCTACTAATAGGCAAGCCTCCTCCATTATCTTCTTATTGGCTGTATTTACCTTTTTAACGACTTCGGCACCATACCAAATTATATTTCTTATTGCCATTATTCTTCCTCTTTTAAAGTAATTCGTAATTTTTTCCCCTGCATATTTCCCATATTATTTATATAGATAATCTTGTATTCAGTCGTTCCTTTTATAAATATATCTTTAGCTGTGATAGTTTCGCCTATTGGAAAATCTATGAAAAAGTTGTGCGATGAAATCACCGTCAATTTATCGGAGCTTAATCGTTCATCACCTCTGATGGTAGACAACACACCTTTAATTTTTCGCAAACCTGCCCAAGAAGTTGTTATTCCCCCCATACCATCCGAAATTTCTGTTTTTCTTCTTAATTCCATTTCTGTCTTTTTCCCCAACATTTATACTATCTCCCATTTTATATATCTCTCTAAAATCATTTCCACTTCTTTCGGCAAATCTCCACCTTCTGAAATTGTTTTAATATCACCTACCCAATAATCCTTAACTCCAAATGCTTCGCTATCCCTTTTATCATACATATATTTACATAATATTTTTATACATAGCTGTAGATCAGAAGGCATATTGTCAGCACTATAGCCAGCATAATAAGTCATTCTTATATTGCCATGCCCATTAGAAAATCTACCATTATAATATATATGGTCTCCACTCACTTCATAATTGCCCTCGTCTAAAAGACTATCGCCAATCCATAGTTCCCTAAAGTGGGATATAATAACATTGTCATCATCAGTATCATCAACAATCGTATCATCAAAGGTTAAAACCAAAGCGGCTACCCCACCGGTTGCGATGGTTAGCAAGCCACTATTGCTATCACTATTTTGAACCAATACTTTATCATCAGCTACAAAGCCGTCAGTTATAAAGCTACCGCCATCAGCCCTGGTCAATGTTTTGCCCGCTGCGGCCCAAGCCAGATTATCAAGATTTACCGCTAATACCGGATATTGTTTAAAATATAATATCTCCTGCCCTATACCGCTATGCCTTTCCTTCACATATAAAGCCTTCTCGAACTTTCTATCACAATAACTTTCCACCCAATCCTCAACTGAATTATGAATAACAGATACCATTTCAGAAGGGTCAGAAGCTGCTATATTTGATGTTATTGTTTGGGCCGCTGCATGGTCGGAATTAAAGCCAATAGTTAATCCCATATCACTTCCTGTATGTATATATTCTATTGTATGAGGACTAACTACACTTATCGTAAATTTTTTAGTAATAGAGCTATAAGTTACCGTTCCTGTGCCTACACCG